AGCATAACTACCTAACAATGATGTTAAAAATGGTAAGAACGCTTCAGGCTGTCCTGTTTGTGGATTTTGTGTTAAAGGCAAAAAAGATGCTAAGCCCTGCACTTCTGCTGGGTTAACATGCATTAACATAGAATCGCCATAACGACCTTGATTTGCTACATTTTGTGTCTGTTGTCTTATATTCATAATGCCACCATTTGCATAGTTAGGTCCTAATAAATCATCTCCACTTTGTCTTTTAACAAGTAATGCTGTTTCTTCATCTTGATAGAAAGGTGTGTGATTTGCTTTAAAATCTTCTATAAAAGCATCATATCCAGTTTTTAAAGCATCTATTGAATCACTTAAAAATGGAGCAACATAAGGAATAGGTGACCCTTCTTTTTTTGCTTCTCTTGTTGCTTGAACCCATTTATCAAAACTTGGGTTTCCAAAAAAATCTACATCCATAAGGTGTGGCGTAATAGCCCATTTTCTTAAAAAATCCATAGTTTTTTTATCTGTTTCTTGTGTCATAAAATCCGTAATGTCTAAAGCATCTTGTTGTCCTATTTTAGTTCCAGATGTTCGTGCTTCTCGTGCTTCTTTAAGTTGTTTTATTCTATCTCCAGATTCTCTTAAAAGCTCCATAGTTTCTTCATCTGTTGCTTGACTATTCATAATGTCACCATTTAAAATTGACATATTATCTTTCCTCTTTGGTTTCACAGCCAAACATATTAAAACTCATGTTGGATGCACTTGTATAAACTTTTATAACATCGGTTTGATTCAATGTTATACCTAAAACGATTGCTAGGGAATCTGTAGCTGCTACTGATTTGTCATAGTATATATACTGTTTATCATCAGCACTTGCTCCAGCCACATGAACACTTAACCTAAAGGTTATAGCTGAACCTGTACGATTTGCTGCCACAATAGAACTAACAGTTGTTTGTGTCATATCTGGCACTGTATAAAGTACAGTTATTGTAGTAGCTGCTGGGTCTAACTGTCCTAATACTTTAAGATTATCAGCCATGTTTCATTCCCATAAGTAAAAATTGATGTCGTTTAGAAGCCTTGCTTATAGTAGTAGACTTCATTCTATTAATTAGAGTGATTTTAGTATTGATTTCTTCAATAGCTTGTTCTATCAATCTGCGTGTAACTGCTTCATTATTTGGATCAAACTCTTGACTAGGTAAAGGTAATGCTATCGTTTTGATATCAGCCATTATCTTTTACCATCTGGTCTAATTTCTAATCTAATATCACCTGCTCTCCAACCATAGTCACTTGATGAATTTGATATTCTTACTGCAGCTTGTCTACTTCTAGCTCTTGTATTAGAAAATGTAGAATTAGGCGTTACATCAATAGTTTGCAATGTAGATAAATCTTGCAATGGATAGTCTCTACCTTTAATAGTAAAAGTTACACTATCACTTGTACTCTGTTGATCTCTAAACTGCACATCAGGTATTAGTTTAGATATAAAAATAAACTTTTCTCCATCTGGTTCTAAGTCAAAATCACTTGATTCTATGTATGCTGTAAAATCACTACCATCATCTCCATGACCTTTTTCATGATTATAAGTATAGTTAAGATTGCTTGCATCATTTTTACTTGCAGCTATAGGATATTCTAATATTGATGCTTGATCCCATGCTGTTCTTACAAAATTATCTTCTGTTGTTCCTATACTCCAAACATCTTCTAAATAGTTATATAAAACATACTTATCTATTTCTGTATTAGTGCCTGATGGATAAAACCACATTACTTCATTGGCAATATTATTAACTGCAGCAAAGACTTTAAATGATTGATCTTGGTTTAAATCAGATAAAACATAGTCTAATACTGTGCATGATATTTTTTCAGCAGAACCTGAATAAATATAAAAGCCACCATTATCCATAAAATAAACTCTATTATTTGCACTTACTGCAGCATTAGGTGCTATAAGGGATGGACCTTCTGCTACTTCTGTAAATGAAAAAACAAATGGTTCGCCAACAAATCGCATAGAAACTATGCCTACATCAGTCCATATAAGTACCTCTTGTCTTGTTCTTAATGCTCCAATAATTTCAGAGCCTGATGAAAGTTGTACGCCACCAGCTTGATTTGTTGCTGTAGGAGTCCAATCTACTGCACTTTCTCTATCAGAAAATCTTACTAATAATGGGTCTATAGTGCTTGAACCTATTGGATTACAACCAAATGCAATACAGTGTTTATCTACATCAGAAGTCATAACTTGTATAACTGCAGTGGGTACATCACTTGCACCTGATTCTGCTGATAATAAAGTAGCTCTAGTGCTTAAACCATCTGATTCATCCCAAAAATATATCGGTCCACCTCTTGGTGCAGCAATAGTATCATCACCAAAATTATCTATAGTCCATAATCTAAGTTGGTTTGTTAAAGATAAATCTTCTTTTGAACCAAATGTTCCAGTACCCCATGTATTTACACCCCAACCAGTAGAACGAACATAAACATCTAACCCTGAATTAATTTGATAAACAGCATCTGTTGCACTGCCTCCATTACCTGAATCACTAGAATTAGCTGTAGCTGAAGCGGTGAAAGTATAAGTATTAGCTGTGGGAGCAGAAGTTATTTGATGTTCTGTATTTAAAACAGCAGCCGTAATTAAACCACCTAAAGAAACAGCATTACTTATTGTTACAAAATCTCCTGTAACTGCTCCATGAGCAGTATCTGTAGCTGTTATAACAGCACTACCATCAGTTGCTGCAAAAGTAGTAACATTTAAGTCTGTTGATCGTATAGGATTTATATCGTAATAAACACCTCCATTAAGAACATAAAGTTTTTGATGAGTGCCTAATATTATAAATTGGTCGCCATCAATAGATTTATATGGATATAATTTTCTACAAGTTCCTATAAAAGTATCGTCAGAAAATTTATCCCATCCGCCAATTCTTTCAGGTTTACCTTTACGAAACCTTACTTTATCAGCATCAAACCAACCATATTCATTACTGTAGTTAGTACCTTCCTTATTAATTCCAGGTTTAAAAATATATTTAGCTAAAGGCATTACACTTCACTCCAATCTTTTTCTTCAAACATTAAGGCTTCTGCATTTCTTCTTCTAATTAATCCTTTTTTAACCTTGCCACTAGCTTTATTCCAACGCTTCATTTGAGCAGGTACTTCGTCATATTTGCCTTGATTTAATACTCCTAACATAGTGCTAGATTTTAAATTATTAGGACCTAAGTTATATGTCCAAGATACTAAAGCATCAAACATATATTGTTTTAAAGGTACTTCAACTGATTCATCTACAGCATTACAATATTCTTGCAACTCATGAACTAACATAGATTCTGCATCTTCTTTAGTTATAGAGTCTCCATCTTTAACATCTTTAGTATGACCATAGCCAATAGTCCAAACTCCTGCTGCACACTTATATGCTTCAAGTTCACACCCTTCAAACTTTTTAATTAGTGATATACCTTCTTGTGATATGTTCATTTATTCTCCTGTGGTGTAGTAACTTTTTTATAGTACACTACTACTTCTTGTAACTCACTGATATAGCGTTTTAATTCTTGTGTGTTGTATGCCATTAACTCATAATCAGTAACTGACATAGCAAGAAATACCACATGACCGCTTTCTTTTTCTATGCGTTTTAAAAATTCATCTAAGTTTTTTTCAGAAACAACATACCAATATGGCTCATTAAGAGATATATGACGAGGCATTACTGGTTGTACTATAGATCGTTCTATAGGTTTTGAAAGTATTTCTACTTGTTGTCTACTCGGAAATAGGCTGCAACTGTAAACCATCATCAAGACTATCAATAGTCCTACTGACTTCTTCAATACTATCAAATACTTTTTTTGTTCCATTGTTTACCCTTGTTTCTATTAAATTAGGTTTAGCAATAGCTAATTTAGTTAAGTTATGTCTTTTAAATATATCTAGATAACGACTCATTTCTAATTCTATTTCGTTATTTCTTTCTTGTATTTTTAATAAACCTTCTGATTGTGTTTTAAAATCACTTTGCAAAGTTTTAATGGTTTCTTTTTGTTGAGAATCTCTAAGTTCAAATGCTTGATTTAATTCTGCAAGCCTAGAATTTTCATTCCAAAGAAAAAAAGTAAACAAACTTAATGCAACAAGTATACCTAATAAAATTTTACTCATCTTTATCAAAATCTTTCATACATTCTATCCAAGGTTCTGTATCTATTAATGATTTACATACTTCATATTGTGCTTTCCATTTTTCAGCATCATATTTGTCATTGTATTCTGG